TGACTCACACCTTTAAAATCAGTTCTACCTTTTAGCATTTTTAATGCTTCAACAATCTTTGCTTGCCCTTCAGCAGATGCAAGTTTTGCTGCTAGTTCTGGATCATCGTAGGCTTTACCGCTATAAACTGCCTCAAATTGTCCTGCCTGAGATCCAACTGCTTTAATTGTATTTGGCCATGCTGGGTCTGCAACTCTATTCAGAACTGCTGCAGCAACTCCATATTCATCATCAGTATTTCTTTGTGCCTCTCCACTCACAATGAATGCAAGATCTTTAAAGTCTTGTTGAGTAAGTCCCTTTAGACTTCCTCCACTACCTCCTCCACCAGATGCAGTTGCAGACGTTGGTTGACCTGAAGTTGATCCTTCTACTGGAGCTCCGTACGGAGCTGCTGGTTGACTTGATGGTTGACTTGATGGTGTAGGACTGGGTATAGATGTTGGTAATGCATTACCAACCATAGGTATCCTAGGAAGATTAATCACATCATCTACTATTCCAGGATTTATATTCCCTATCTGCATCTTTGATAGATCTATCTTTGGAATTATATTTCCTGGTATTTTATCAATCAATGGATTAATTGTATTCACTACATCTCTAATCTTGGAGTTAAATTCATCAATAAGATTATTAATTGGTGGAAGTATGGTATTCTTTATAATATCCTTTATACCATCTTCTATCTTTTGAACTAAGCCATTCATCCATCTTATTATTCCATTTACATACTCCTGTGGATTTTCCAGGAATCTCAACAATTCCATAATAGCAGTTCCTATCAGGAACCTCTTAAGAAAATCACCAATGACATCAAGAACACCTTTAACTGGTGCTACTGCAGTAGAAAGAGCATTGGTCAAACCAGATGCCATTCTTCCTCTTTCTGCTCTCTCCTCTCTTATTACCTTTCTAGTCTTATCAGCATATACTCTATCTTTTTCCCCTTTCTTTTTTTCTACTTTATTTTTCTTCTTTTCAGTATCAACTATATTTTTTATATTATTATTGGCGTCAGAAATTTTAGAGGCCAATATTTTCATGGACTCAGAAACTTCATCCTTCTTCTCTTCTGAAGGTTTGATTAAAGGAACCTTTTTCTCCTGTCTAACTCCTGGAAGTGCCTTTACTGATTTAGTAGTTGTTGGTTGCTTTTTCTTTGCAACAAAAGATTCAGCTTTAATCTTCTGTGCATTAACTTTAAATCTACCAGTCTTTCCCTTTACTCTTTTAAATTCATTGGTGAGTAATTCAATTTCCTCAGTTGGTATTTGACTGCCAAGCATTCTGCCAGCAGCCATTTTTTCTCGCAAAAGAGTCTTGTATGTATCATAATCAATATCAGATATATTATCAAGACCCAATAATCTAAGAATTAATGGGTCAATATCTTCATCTACAACATCAGTTCCCTTCTTTTCTGCTTTAGGAACAATTGCAAGCGCAGAAGATGACTTGGGTTTTTCTTCATCCCTGATTGATTTTAGTAGGTCATCCAAATCTGGGATTTTATCCGCCATTTGCTTGCTTATGCTTGAGTTCTTCTTCCTCTAAATGCTGCTTAAGGAGTGCAACATAAATGTCTCTCTCCCAAGGCATCATGTTTTCTATCTCAGTCAATGAGTATTTATGATACTGCATCAAGGCGAAGTTGAGTTTAAAGTAACTTTCCAGGTCCATGTGGACCATGCCTATGCGAAAAAACTGGATAATCCCTCCAGAACTACAGTACTCTTGACTTTAGTTTTTGGATTAGTCACTTCAATCTCATAAGAAAGTTTTGGCATAGTCTCAAAGAACTTTTCAATTTCTTTAAACTGAATAGAATTCATTTGCTCAAGGAATTCAATCACTTCTTTCTTAGTGACATCAGCAGTTGACCAAACTTCTTCTTCACTGTAGATCTTATCAATACAAGATGCAATCAGTTCAAATGATTGATCCATATTTGAAGATCCACTGAGATCAAAATTATTCTGAATGAATTGATTCAATGACGGATACTTCATTTCCATCATCAACTCATCAGAGAGTTTGATTCTCTTATCATGTCCATCATTTTCTGTCACCTGGATTTCATCAATGGAGATCTTAATGGGAATTTCAGTTTCTCCATCATCAGGTGCAATAATATTCACTTCCACTTCTTCACCAACTGATTTGCCTCTGATGTTGAGGAAGAGGTATTCAATATCAAAAGTAGGGAGTTCTTCTACTTTAACTCCCTTGGTCTCAATGCAGTTTTTCAGAACTGTCTTAATTGCTGTAGTGATTTGCTTAGTGTCTTCACTTTCAAGTGCAAGAACTAACAGTTTTTCTTCTTTTACAAGAAAAGGTCTATACTTAATTGATTTTTTTGTAGAAGGCAATACCAACTCATATGTTGGGGTAGCAATCTTTGGTAAAGGCATAATAACCCAAAAAGTTCAGTTAGAATTATTTAGAGAGTTTATGGAACTGGTCCAATAAAATCTGCTGCAGACTTACCACCTCTACGTCCAAATTCATACATTTCAGTCCTAAGGTCACTAACTCCACTTAAAGATTAAGGTCTATTAGATCCATCTCTATCTAGGTTGCCTTCTAGTGACACCTTGATTTTGCCCTGCTTGAGCAGATTGAAACACTGGTCCAGAACCCCCATTAAACACTCCTTGAAGGTTTATATCAGGAACACTATCAAGTGGAATTACTGTTCCAGTATCTCTGATATATCTGATGTATGAGATGCCAACATTGCATTTTAACAACTCACTACCATCATATGACACTGGCATGGATGTAATATTAACTGGGAATGCACCAATAAATGTGTATCCTAATGATGGACCATAAACATCCTTTTCAAATTTGCTAATGAAAATATCAGATCTATATGTATCTGGATAATTGAATCTATAATTTGCAGCTCTAGATTTGAATGCTCTAGGATCATATTGACCAGCAATAAAATCTATCCATCCTTCAAAAAATTCTATGACTTTATAACCTCTATCAACATAGAAAGTCATATTCAAGGTATCATCATAATCACGTCTATATGCCATCTTTTCAGTGACACCATGATAATCATTCTCTACAGTATGAGTTCTCAAAAATGTTCCTGGAAGTGATGTTTCACTGCACAACAATTCCATATTCTCACCATCAAGTCCATAATTAAATCCCCTAGAAGACAGGAATCCACTTACTGATGGAGGTGGTTGTAACTTTACTTGATATACAGATGTCTGAGCAATGTTCAGAATTCTGCTCTTCAAGTGCGATGTCTTAATGGCATTAGGACGTGGAGCAGGCATCTATAAATAAATTTGGACTACTATTACTATGTATAAGACATGCCTCGTGATTCCAAATACCATCAGGGAAGGTTTCATCCCCAACATCCTGAAAAATATTTGGGTGATGCTAATAATATTGTTTACAGAAGTAGTTGGGAATTACATTTCCTAAGATGGTGCGATAGAAGTGACAATGTTTTGGAGTATGCATCTGAAGAGTTCAGCATACCATATGTTTCACCTGTAGACAATAGAGTTCATAGATATTATCCTGATGGTTTTGTAAAAATAAAACATCAGAATGGTGAAATCAAAAAGTATGTTGTTGAAATCAAACCTTTAAGACAAACTCTTGAGCCCAAAAAACCAGATAAAGTTACCAAGACATATATTAATGAGTGCAAAACCTATGCAGTGAATCAGGCAAAATGGAAATTTGCCAGGGAATTCTGTAAAGATAATATGATTGAATTCAAAATTCTAACAGAAGAGGACTTAGGTATTAAATCATATGGAACAAGAAGACTACCTAATAAGCGATACAAACAGAATAGAAAACGTAGTAGATGATATCATTGGTCTCAGAGATCCTGATGATATGATGATAGAATTGTTGGATACTTTGAAAACTACTGAGTTAGTCCCAACTGTTGGTAGATATTATACCTTTGTTTATTCTCCTAAGACACCAAGAATTGAATATGATCAGCATCCACTGATTGCTTGTGTTGGATTATTCAAATGGGGATTCAGAGGTATCAATTATCATTGGAGTGATTTTAGAAACTACACTTGGGAAGAAGTTTCTGGAAGTTTGCATCTTGTATATCCATTAGAGTTGAATGATATGAGATCTATCCCGTATCAACATTTCAGGATAAATAACTAAACTAGAAGAACCCTAGTCAATGAGTATAATCACACAAAAAAGATCTTGGAATAAAATTCAAGTAAAAATAGAAACCAATAATGAAACAGCCGAAGTAGAAGTATATGCTATAGGATCGGGATTATTCGGTATAGATGAGTTATTGGCATCAAGCCAAGGTAAAGGAAATGATTGGGTAGTAAATAATCCTCAATCATTTGCAGATGTCTTTAATAGAAGAAATAACACAAATAGTACTAAAGAAGAAGTTCAAAAAGCATTTTTAACTGAGGGATATAAGGTATTCGAT